ATAGTTTCTTTCTTGTTTTTCTTTACACAGTCCGAGCAGAAATTTTTAAGACCGTCTAGATTTCCTCTAGCCCTGTGGTATTCAAATAGCGGCTTGTCACATCCGCATTGTCGACATTTTTTTTTCGGGATTTCCGAATTTATCATCAAAAACACCAGATTAAGTTTTTCTCAAAAATGCTCTTTGAGTTATTAAGAAAAACTTTAGTGCTTATACCTGTTCGGAGGCTATGGAGCAATCATTTTTTTTACTTGTCATTACGACAGGTGGATCGCTAATATTCCTATGTGGATTTATGGTAGGTATGTTGTGGAGTATAAAAAATGATAGAGGAAGTTAGGGCTACGATATTCATTATATGCGCAGTGATAACGCTTTCAATACTTATCCTAATATATGAGCTTCATTCTCTAAAATTAACTCTCGAGGAAAAGAAATATGCCCAAATTGAACAAAATTGAAGTTAGAACAGTAAAAGAAAATTTTGAGTTCTTAACAGATGAGGATATGGACGTAGCCATAGGGAAAATATCAGAGGGCGAACTTTGTTTTACGCACGATGACGAGGCGTTTTACTTTAATCCAAAATATATCATATGGATTAGAGCGTCGAAAACGAGCGCTCCGCCCTATTAAGCTCCTATCCTCGACATCCACCACAAGAAATCTGCCAATTGTAATTCTTGGTACCGCATTTCTTACACGTCCATGTATCACCAGCGCCATCCCACTCGTTCTTTTCTTCCCATTCTCCCTTATCATTAATAAAGCATTGGACTCCCCATAAAGAAATACAAGAGAAGATCATAACAAAAGCGGTAAGCGGACCTATGCAAATCTTTTTGAATCTTCTTGACCCATATATTTTCTCTTCTTTTTCGCAAAATGATCTATTGATTGTTTCTGTATTTTTCATATTTTCTCCTTTTTAACATGCTATTTTTCATATCTATCCCAGTCAAATTCGGGAAATTCTTTTTTCAGTTCTTCGTAAACAACTTCTGTGACATCTCTAAATGAATGCTCTTCGTAAGTTGACACGTCATTAACTATTTCAAAACGAGAACCTCTACAATTTTTAAAAGCCATCATGTGAGGCAAAGGATGATTCGGATGGTAAATGCACTTATCTGAAAATTTTTTGGGAGCCCACATTTGTTCTCCGCTTGAGTAGTCAACAGCAAAATAATATATTCCCATTGTTTCTCCTTAAAAATAAAAATGCCCGATATGGAGCGACCAGGCAACGGGCGGCCTAACGGGATCTCTGTGCAAAGCCACATGCCCGATCGGAAACTTCCGATCCCTTGGCTATGCTGCGATGCATCCTGACGCGTAGTCCCCGTCAAAATACTCGGGCCGATATCGTGAGGCCATACACGGGGTGCGCTTACCCAAAATTTTAACAACCTTGGATTGCTTTCAACTGACCCATATAATAATCAAATACTGAAGCGTGATATTCCGCATCTCTAATCCAATAATTGTACTGATCCCACATCGCGTATGCTTGAAACCCTTTGTTTACAGAAAATTTGATGATTTCAGCGACAGCGGGGATAAGGAAATTTCTCACTCCAGATCCAGAATTAGTTGTAACGGCTCCCCACGCAATATTAAATAGAGATTCCGCGGCTCCGTCCCACAACTTGTTAAATTGAAGAACTTTTTGGGCTTCACTCAAGCTGTTATCCTGTTTTTGCTTTTCTTCAATCATTTTTTCTATAAGGAATGCTTGTATATTTTTGATGGCCGCTTCAAATAATCGTTTATCCTTAACTTTTTTAAGTAAATTTAGATGGTCTACACGAAGTTGGACTTCTGTTTTTAGTAACATCATTTCTTCTTCATGTTTTTCTTCTTGAGAACTCAAGTCAATAATTTTCATGGGTTCTTTTATTTTATATAGTGAGTTACAGGGGGGGAAAAAAACTCCTTCACTCGTGTAAACAATATGATTTTCTGCGAAAGTGGCCCAAAAAGCACCCCCCTCTTGTGCATGTCCATATGATACACAACATGCATTCAAGCAGAATAACGATAGAATAATTCCTGTTTTCATATTAATTATTTTCTCCTTCATATTCGGCAGCCCATTTACCACCCTCTAAATATCCTTCGCCTTCAATATGGTTGAGTTCGTCAGGCATGGGTTGATCATCATTTCCATTTACCCACGCATCATGATCTTCTTGCCAGCTTTTTCCGCCGTATTCATAACCGTATCTAGCAACTTTACAGGTAGCTAAATAGGCATCTCCAACTTGTGCATGTCCATACGAAGCGCAGCATGCGTTTAAGCAAAATAGAGATAAAATAACAGTCCTTTTCATATAACCTCATTTTATTTAATTAAACTGTCTATCAACAATAGAATATCCGATAAAAAATAGCCGATTAATATTAAAACTAACCTAAAAACGTAATCTTTCCAGCTCACAAGATTCTTGGGTCCTTGTGATACCCCCATTTATTATGACAATCACGATGATACATCGGATGTTTCGGATCAACTGGCGATGGCGTATCTAGAAGCATTAATAACCACATCAGGACCTTCTTCATCCTCTTCTCCTTTATCTTGAGAAAAAGAAATGTATGCTTACCTTGTTTGCACAAAGTAAGCAAAGTACGCTTTACGCAGCTATAGCTAAGCCCTCCGTGGCTTCGTCGCATTTAAACCTAAATCTGTAAACAACAGCCATCGGCTTTCTGTTTTGCTCGCACTGCTTGTCTACGTGATCCATATATTCGAAAAAATACTCTTTCATTCCCATGGAGATACTTACTACTCCAGAACCTATCAGAAGCTTGCCACAAACATTAATACCCGGAAATGGAAGCATGGCCATTCCGATCACAACCTCCATAGACCCCCAAACGATTTGGTCGTTCATGCGAAATTCACCTTCAAAGCGACTATTTTTGTTATTTTGCGGTTTTGCGTGTTTGTGCTTCTTATAGTACTTTAGTCTTTCGCAGACAGTCTCAATTATTTCTGGAGATAATTCTGTTGTACTTAATTCTTTAATCATCTTGTCGATGCCCGGGACTTTGACAAACTTCCCAACTTTTCGATTAAATCTGACCATTTGATACGCCATCTCATCGAGATTTTTTACCTTTTTAAGTCCGACAAACTTCATGAACATTTTTTTTACTCTTTTCGCAAACCATTTTCCGAGGCCGCGTGGTTGCGCTTCAGAAGAAAAGTTTCCATTGAGTTCAACGCCCTCGATCTCTTCTACAATTTTGTCGTATTCAGCAGCTTTTGCAAGATCTTCTTCGCTCCAAAGACAACGGCATTCTTCTTCCTCGTCGTCCTCGTCATCGTCGTCCTCTAAATAGTCCTCTGGGCCGAACTCCCAGCAGCTGTCATCCCAATCTTCCGCTTCTAAGGCATTAGCCGTATACGCAGAAAAAATGCACAGAAAAGCGCATAGAAAGCTCAAAAACTTAAAACTCGTCAACATACTACTTCTCGTGTTAATGTTTGTGAAAAATTATTTAAAAACTTGTGGGGGAAGTGAGTCTAAAAAAACAAATAGACGTAAAATCACAAATAATACAAAAAAAAGAATTAGCAGCGAGAAAATTAATCTCCCAAGTATTTTCTTGTCTTCTTTGTTAAGTTTTAAAAGTGATGCGACATCTCGCGATAAAACTTTAGAAAAGGCAAAAGAAACCAATGCGTATAAAAAATACGGCACGTCTTTCACACTAAAAACTTTGTGTATTAAATCCCAGAACATAGTCGCTTTCCTTTTTTGTACAATATCCATGAAATAAGTCCTATATTAGCAGCAACTACCGCTATGGCTGATCCGGCTATTGTTAGAATTAGATTTAAGTCCATGTTGAAATTCTTCCTCTTTTAACTTTTCTTCTAGTCGATCAATCACACAAGATGCGACAAATTCTTTAATTTTTATACCATGTCTTGCACAATACGACTTCAAAAGTCTATGGTCGTGTGTGTCTATGTCTACCGAAATTCTGTTGGTTTCCCGCATGTTACTCATAAGGATGTTTTAAATGTTCTATTGGATAAAGTGCAGGGATTAGCTCTTACTCGGGGTTTTTCCGCATGCTTTCACAGCCTATCATTTTTTTCCAAAAACAATCTATGTGCTGATGGTATGCACGAATCTGTCAAAAAATATGTAAAATCGTATTCCATGTCCTTAAAACCCGAGAATAAACGTTGTGATATATGCAAGAACAACATAGGCGACGAGAATCCTCATTTGGTGAGAATCTCTTTTTTTATTAAGGGGGAGTCTGCGTAAAAAATAATCTTCATAAACATTCATTCTTTTCATATAATTCTCCCAAAAACATATGTAGTACATCAATTTAATTACTTGTTCTTCAACAAAATATGCAATCTATTTATTTCAGCTTTTAAATCATCGATTTCTCTAAAAAGTTCTTTTCCTAAACCATTCTGTCTTGCAAACAATCCTTTTCTCATATTATTACAACTCTCTCTCAAATGCTCCATTTCCGCCCTAAGAATGTCCATCTCGGTAGGAACCGGCTCAAAAAGGTCGAGCTGGTAGTTAAACATATGTGACTCCCCAAAAAAGGGAAGATCTTATCGTAGAATAGTGAATTACACAACAGAAATCTTGTAATATGACGTACTTTCCCTGCGATATTTTTCCAAATCCACATCCTTCAACTCGGGAATTTTTGCGTAGTCAATAACACCTTTTCGCGTAAGCTTTTCGACCCTCAAAGTTTCTCCTAGACAGGGTTTATCAGCAGCAAGTCGAATCAGCTGTTCTTTCACTGAAGACAAAAGAAGCTCCTTGGATTTAATCTCTTCTTGGAGATCTACATATTGTTTTTCCAACTCAACCCATGCATCATCGGATCGATATTCAAAATCATCTCCGCAGCACATAGGAGGAGTATTTTCTTTTAAACAAAGATGGAATGCTTCTTCTTTATTCATAAGCTCTTGAATAAACTTCTCATCCCGGTCAACAGTCATAAGAATGTGATCGAATCCGTTGTAGCAAAAATAATCGATCTTCTCATGACCCAAACAAAACATCTGATGTTGCAATTGGGCCATATAATAGTCCGGTATCTTACCCTCCCTTGCCAATGCGAATGTTTTAGGCCCGCACTTGATCTCTACAGCAAGATCTAAGGTGGGGCAGTACCCGTCTAGGCTGGACACACAAAAGTCTCGTATAGCACTTCTAATCACCATTGGTGCGAAAGTAGCATCTTTTATCATGTTGTATAGAGAAAGAGCTTGGGATTCCATCTCCTTTCCGCGTCTCATGTGCTCGTTTTCTTCCTGAGGAGCCGAAAATCCCATCTTCTCCATCCAGAGTTGGTAGGGAGATCTCCAAGGAGATCCCCAAATGATGGAGGCATCAGAGGCGCCGATAGCTGTTCGGCGCATCTCCTTCCATTCGTAAGTATTCTGTTCGAGATCGATAACGTTATAAGGAGTCATTGGTCACCTCTTCCTTGGTATTTTGCTGAATGAAGGATTCAATGCCGCGCTTCAATGTGTTGTAATGTTCTTGGGAAAGATTCTTAAATCCAGAAATCTTATTAGAATTCATGTACCCAGAAATCTTCATGGAGAGAGGAGGATAAGTTTTGATGTAATATTCCAACTCTTTAATCTGCTCGGAGCCAATACGATCAGCAACAGCCTCATTGCCATCATCATCGATCTGAGCAATTCCCAAGAGAGCCGCGAGAGAATATCTACGGAAGTAGCTAATGGAACTTCCATGACCTTGCGCATCGTTTTTGCTAACCACAAGCTTTGTGTGGGATGCAATCCATTGTCCAGAAGAGTGATAAACCTTCGTTTCCAAGATTGAGTTATCTCCATCGACATTGATGCTTTGAACAAACATTAAGTCATTGCTATTCAATGGGCCTTTGCAAGCATTGATAACGCTTTCAAGAGTGCTGTAGGAGTTTTTAAAGTGCGGATTCTTTCCGTCTTTAACCGCTCCGATGATTTCGCTTTGCGCCTTGATCAGGGCTGGGATGATCTTATCGATTGACTCGCTTTGATTTTGGTACATATGTGTCTCCTGTTTGTGGACAACGGTAATTTAACGATTTAACAACGAAAACTCAAAATGAATTTCCCTAAAATTACCACATGCGTCATTTTTGTCCAACAAAAAAAGAGAGGGTTGATGAAAAATGACGTAAAGTATACCATAATCGTCACATTTTTGGGTTGTAATCCGACCAAAAACAAAAAAAAAGGAGAAGGGATGAACTTAAAACTTTGGTTGTTTAATGAGGGATATGGGGCTCACAAGAGGCTGTGCGAGTACTTAGAAATATCTCAAGGGTATATGAGCAAAATCACGAGTGGGAGATATATTCCAAGTATGAAGATTTGTAAGAAAATCGAGTTATATACTGACGGAAAAGTATCCGTCGAGGACATTCTGCGTCCATTGAAAAAGAAAAAGAGCCCTAAAAAATAGGGCTCAGTACACAAATCCACCTTTTTGACGAAGGTATACGGAGAACGACTTCGTTATATCAAAGATTTTTGGTTGATGCAACTGAGATATTTTGTCTGGGGAAAAAGAGAAAAGGCGAGGTGTACTCGCCTTTTTTCTTGAAATAAAACCCGCCGAGATTTTAGCCTCGGTGAAAATATTCTAAAGAACCGGTCCGGCAAGATTGCGTTCTTAGAATCTCATAAACTCTCTGAAAAGAGAGTAAAAAGTCTTGGGTTTTAGATCAATAACTAACTAAAACACAAGAGATCTTATGAGAGACTAGGAATAAAGTCAAGAGGATAAAGAGGTTCCTTAGATAAAAAATAAGGAATTTATCTGATGACGTCTCACTCAAGCTTTTCAAATACATCTACAGTATCTTTCGAAGAAACTCCAAGAACATTCTTTTCGATGATGCCGAACATCGTCGATGACCTCCTCAAAAATCCACATGAATTTCGTTTGTACATGAAATATCGCCGCATTGCCGGCGAAGGCGGACACTGTACGAAATCCAATGCGCATTTGGCTGAAGAGTGCGGAATGTGCGAAAGAAAGATCCAAGATATCAAAAAGAGTCTCGCTTCACCACGACCCGAACTCAATGGCAAGTCTCTAATAAGAATAAATAAAAGAATCAACGAAGATAAATCTAACCAGACGGATGAGATAATTATTTGTGACATTTGGAAAGAAAACGACATTTTTTATAGAACAAAGAGGGGGGGTGCACCATATGCACCGGGGGGGGTGCATGTCATGCACCAGGGGGGTGCACCACATGCACCCAAAGAAGAACCTATTAAAGAAGATATAGATTTATCTAAAGATAAATCATTAGCTCGGAGCAATGCAAAGCATAGCTCCAAGCTGGTTGTGTCGATTTCTTTTGATAAAGATAAAAAAAGATTTGTCAACATAAGTGAACAAGATCTTCAGCTCTGGAAAGAAGCCTATCCAAGAATTAACATTCAACAGGAGCTTGCACAAGCGGCAAGCTGGGTTTTATCAAATCCTCGGAAGGCTAAGAAGAACTGGAGGGGGTTTCTTCAACGCTGGTTCCAGAAGAACGAAGACCAAGCAGAAATTAGAGAAGCTTATCAGACCATAAACAAACTGTCGCCCACCAAGCAACCTGATTCTCAGAAGAAAATCGCAGACGAAGAGGCGTATGTAAGTGAGTTTATTGGAAAAAACCCGTCTAGTTACAAGTACTTAAATCCTTCTAAAGAGGGAGTTCAAATAAAAATTGAAAATCGCTGGACCCCTACACTTTTATACACGGAAAATGGTTTTAAAGATCAATTTATGTCCGCCCTTCGTAAGGGTAATCACATATGAATCCGGTGAAGGACATTCCTGCAAAGTACAAAGCAATCCAAGCTTTTTTGAAGGAATTAAAAACAAAAGCGAAATTCCCCCCAGGTTGGAATATCTATCCCTACGAATGCCACGTGGATCTTCAGCCCTCATGGAAACAAAGCTGGATTGTGGAATATTCCGACCACGATATAAAAATGAAACTAATTCAATTTTTTGGATTGTGTAAAAACGAACATTTATCAGAAGAAGTAAGATATTTTAACTTTGAATTATAAAGGATTTACAATGATATTTTTTATGGATGATAAAAGAACTTATCATAACATTTCTTGTGTACAAAAAATATGCCCTCAATTTTGTGATGATTCTATGTATTTTAGCGTAAAAATAGAAGATCCTAATGTTATGTGGGTTTATACTCCAGAAATTGAATTTGATGGGAATAAAGACGATTTCGAAGACATGGAGGTGTTTTACAAAAGATTTGTGTGTAATTTAAATGATTTCTGATGATAGTATCTTCGCGAAATCCCAAATATGGGCAAAATATGAGGACATATGAGTAATTATAAATTTTTAAATTTTATTCCGCAGAAAAATGATCCAAAATGCTTCGGTGTCGCAGAAATTTTAGCTTTCGACAAGATCGTGCTTCGCTACAAAATCATCCCGAGAAAAGACAATTCAGGATATTTCCCGGCCACTTCCTCGATCAAGGTGGTAGAGTTCGGACAGGAAAAGTATATCAACGCGTTTACAATTGATAGCAACTACGAGAATCAGCAGATTATCGATCTCGTCATGAAGAACGTAAAGAGTCATATGGGGGGGGATTCCCAAAACAACATACCCCAATCCAGTGATGAATTTCCGTTCTAGAAAGCAAAAAACCGATCCGGGACCTGTTCCCGGACCGGCGGAGGTTAAATGAAAAATTCATTTAGCTGGCCTCATCATACACGCAGATTTTTTTTGGTAAATAATTTTGTTCGTGCTATACATCCTCAGCATGTTAAAGCACAAATTCCGCGCCAAACCCACTACTTTCAAAGGGCGAAAGTACGCCTCAAAACTCGAAGCGTCCTACGCACAAACCCTCGAGATGAACAAAAAAGGCGGACACCTTCTCTTCTATCTCGAACAAGTCCCATTCAATCTTCCCGGAGGCATCATCTACCGCGCAGATTTCATGGAATTCTGGGCCAATAACGAAGTTGTTGTGACGGAAGTAAAGGGTTATGAGACAGAGGCTTGGAAAATTAAAAGAAAATTATTCGAAGAAACTTATCCAATAAAAATCCATGTCGTAAAAAGGGTGTAAATATGCCACTTGCCAAAGGTAAAAGCAAAAAAGTTATCAGCAAAAATATTAAAGAAATGGAAGCCTCAGGACATCCCGCTAAACAAAGCATTGCCGCTGCGCTATCAAAAGCTCGGGAATCCGGCGCTAAGATCCCTCCAAAGAAAAAATCTAAATGAGATATTACGAAACAGACAAAGGTGTACTCGTCAATTTATCTTTGTGCAATAGCATTTACATTGCCGAATATGAAAATGAATTCTTTGTAAAAGCAGTCATCGAGGGTGGAGAACAAGCCTATATTACTTATACCCTGACTAATCGGTGCAAAAGTTTTCAAGAAGCCAGGGTAAGATTAGATTCAATAAAGGAATGGTTACAGCGATTTAGCTGATAACTAAAGCCCCAGTTCTTTCTCCAAGGCCCGCATAATGTTCGACCATCTCGAGGCAATGCTCCAACAACTCCTTATTCATCGGTTCTTTTCCTCGCAAATAATTCGAAACACCTTCCACAAACTCGTACATGTTATCAAATCTCTTTTCTAACTCATCTCTTTCATTTAACTTCTCAAATACTTCTCGCGCGTAAAAAGACGCATTGGTCTCATATTCATCATAAGCAAACATATTTAACCTCATAAGTTTAACAACGATATATCCGACCATTTTGTTGGTGTCAACAGTATGGTATACACGTCATTTTACATAATGCGTCATTTTTGTCCAACACAAAAATTTCTTTTGCAAAATATTTTATTCACACCCACTGTGTGGCCAACAGGAGAAAGAAATGTCTGGTGAATGCGAAACCTGTTCTGAACACACCTTAGAGTGTAAATGTAAAAAAGGAAGATGCATGCAAACGGAAATTTCGGTACGTATCAAGTCGGACGATAAGACACTTAAGAAAAAATTCCTCGTCTATGAAGATTACAATCTCGATATCCATGATCCTGTAATCGATCGATGTCTTTCCGAAACCATACGGGAATTCGGGGACACTGAGAAAGAAAAAGATATTTCAATAACAGCTAAATTAGAGCTATAAATGGACAAGAAAATTCGACGCATAATCAAAGATACAAAAAAGATCGAGAAAGAAGAAAAACACCTCCTTAAAGAGGATAAAAAGCGTGATAAAGCCGTAGAAGCCGGAAAGAAAAAGCTTGCGCACAAGAAGAAATAGGACTCTTCAGGACATTCACTCCTATCTTCTTCAAAAGCGTAAACAGGCAGACACTCTTTGGGATGCTCTCATGGAGAGATCGAAATACGAAAGAATCGAACAAGAAGAAATAGAAGCAGCAATGGATGGATGTAATATGGCCGAAGAAAGTCTTCTCTCTTGGATGTACATAAACAAAACATCTTTAGAGAAAGAAATCGCTCAAGAAGCGCAAAGAAAAAAATGGACTCGTGGTTAAATGCCAGATATCACAATGTGCTCAGGAGGCAAATGCCCCCTAAAAGAGAAGTGCTACAGACACAAAGCAAAACCAGACCGGATGCAGTCATACTTCGCTAAAGAGCCTTTTATTGGCAAAACATGCGAACATTTTATAGAAATACAGAAAAAGCAAAATAAGGACAAATAATGCCAGGCGGTAGACCGCAATTCCCGGGGAAAGAACAGCTTTTCAAGGATTTAATTGAATGGGCTAAACAGCCGGACAGCATTAATCTATGCGCTTTTTGCTGCTCTAGAGAGCCCCCACTCGCACCAACTTTGTTAATTAGATGGTCAAAAGAAAACGAAGAGTTTAGTCGATCGTATGATGCCGCAAAAGCTTTTATTGGAGCTAGAAGAGAACAATTACTTAATTCTAATAAACTACATGTTAAAGCTTACGATCTAAATGCAACTACATATGATCCATTCTTAAGGGATGAACGCAGAGCTCAAGCAGAATTCGAGGCAGAACTCGCCAAACAGAAGAACGACCCTGCAACAACACAAGAGATTAGCGCTGCTTTAGAAGCGGTGCTAGATCAGGTATCTCAGCTACAATCTAATTCAAGCAAAGTAGATATCAAGATTAACAGTGATAAATGATCATAGTGTGTGACGGGAAGCACCTTTGCATGCGGAGGTAGCTTCTCATAGTGCTCAATCATCTCTTTCACTGAGATCAAGATCTGTTTCTTTTTCTCATCTTTAGTCATTTCTTCTTGCATTTTGCTTCTCCAGAGGGATAATCTGTCGAATTCTACACGAAAGCGGATTACATGCAAGGCCCATTCTCTCCAAAACAGCTTGAGTTCACTGCTAATTCCACAAGACATTGGAATATCGCTCATGGATCAGTCCGAAGTGGCAAGACCGTCGGCAGTCTCTTTGCTTTCATGGTAGCAGCCGCAAAATGTCCGGACAGCCAGATATTCATGGTGGGACATTCTTCAGAGACAATCTATCAAAACGCAATACGTTTGATTCTAGAAAGCGATCAGTTATCCATATTTCGACCCTTTTGCACCTGGTTTGCCGGGAAAAGACAGCTGAAGTTCCGAGATAAGACGATACAAACTCTCGGAGCCAAAGACGAGGGGGCAATAGGTCAATTCCAAGGTAAGACTATGTCCTTGGTCTATTGCGATGAGATGACGCTATATCCGGAATCCATCATCGATATGATCGATACACGTCTATCCAACCCCTGGTCTATGGGGTTCGCAACAATGAACCCATCACACCCTGGACATAAGATCAAACAATGGATCGATAAAGCGGAAGAAGGAGACTCCAACTACTACGCATTGCACTTTACCCTTGACGACAACCCATTTGTAGACGAAAACTACAAGCAGCGCATTCGAGACAGCCTAAGCGGGCTATTCTACAAGCGGAATTACCTCGGGATCTGGTGTCTTGCTGAGGGCGCCATCTTCGACTTCTTTGACAGGAAAGTTCACGTAGTACAACAACCTCCAACCGCAGCAGAATATTGGATTGCAGCAATCGATTACGGCGCCATAAACCCCTTTGCCTGTGTTCTTATTGGCGTCAGTACGGGAAGGTACACTCAAACGGGAAAAAGCCTATGGCTCGAAAAAGAATACTACTGGGATCCCAAAGAAAAAGGAGTACAAAAGACGAACAGCGAGTTTGCCAGAGATGTGTCCGAATTTCTTGAGCCTTATGACATCAAAGCTCTTTACATCGATCCATCAGCAGCAGCTTTCAAAGAAGAGCTCCGGCGTTTTGGAATTCGTCCCATCGATGCCAACAACAACGTTCTTGATGGCATACAGATCATGACAAGCGAGATGGCCAAAGGAAGCTTTGTGGTGTGCTCTGAATGTAAGAATTCCATCAAAGAGATCGAATCTTACGTGTGGGACCCCAGGGCTGCAGAGAAGGGGATAGACGCCCCCTTAAAGAAAAATGACCATGCAATCGACGCCATTCGCTATTGCCTGGCATCTCACAAGGTTCCGGTATATCAACCATATAAACAACAGAGTCACGATCCATACGCTTATATGTCTGGGCGCTTTGACTCCGGAAAACGAGGGGGTTTTAGATGAAACAAGAAAAAATACCATTCTATCAAACAAATGACTTCTTGATACTAAACATGGAAGGCGATGGGGATCACGTGGAATCTATGGAAAAGATGGGGTTTCACTGCTTTAAAGTTTGTTCTCCTTACGGATATCAAGACGTCGATGTCCCGCTTTTCGAGATACTAATATTTTATAATCAGAGAACATCTATTAGAGTTTGTGAATTATGGGATCATTGTGGATGCGTTTTTCATTTTGCTGCGGATTCTGAATTGCAGGTGATGGAGATAGTAGAACGCTACTTAAAACTGGTTAAGGATATGTGTTGGATTGAAAAAGAGATGAGAAAAATGGAAGAGGAGTAGAAATGAGTGATGAAAAGGCTCAAAAGGTTGGAAGAGTGGTTTTCCCAGGACTTGAAGATGTTCTTTTCATAGATAGAGAACGGGGTGAAGAGCGTTTTAAAAAGGTAAAAGAGGTTTCAACCTACAAACCCCTTGATGAGATCGGATTTGTCTGGGAACATACGGTGATGATAGACAAAACCGCCCCTGAAGACGTACGGAAGTTTTGGGAACACCATGCAAAACAGTGGGCCAAAGAGCAGTCAATGGTTTATGTGTTTTACAAACCCTCTTGCGGATGCGAATACAGGATGACAGTTTTGTTAGACAGATGGCCGATGTCGGAGAAGATTATTTCGCACTGCAAAGAGTGCAAAGAGGGTACTTTATTGGAAATATCAGATCCTATCGAGTTCTTTATTCCCGTCTTAGAAAAAACCATCCCGCTCAAAGAGCTTCTCGACTACAAAATTTCTGAAGGATGTCCGCAAGAGCTGTGGCTCAGACTCTACAAGCTCGAAGCTTTGCTTTTAGATTGATGGAGCAACATCTACCAATTCAGTAGATTTCGTTACCAAATTGGTTCGTGTAAAGCTGCTTTACATGAAATATTGCTATAATAAATATTTCTGCTATAATGATTTTTTTTGCATGGGGGAAATCCAGAGAAAGACTGGAGAAGGAAGACCCGCGGGTTTACAGGGTAATAACTATAAACTTAACCGTGCGATTGGGGTAAAACCCAGGCGCGTGCACGTTCGAGTCGTGCTGCAGTTTTTACACCGCTTTACATAATAAATATTTTTGTATACGCTCCCGATTTAACCTAGGAGCGTATCTGTGGCTTTCTACTATCCGACGTGGTCATCCAACATTGAGCCGAATCAGGGGAATATCCGACAGTGGTGTGACAATCTATATAGCAAGTTTCAGCCGATAGAACAAAGTCGATGGAACCAATCGAACATAGACACACTTTTCTATGCCGGAGCTCAAACATTTGTAAACCGCTACTTTAACTTCAGTCCAACAACATCTTATCAGCAATACTACTTCAACATTATCCAGCAGCCGATCAACATGATCACTGGTTACGAAAGGCAGCACCGCAAGCAGTGGACGTTTGTCCCCTCAGAAAATGCTGATCCCCGTACGACGGATCAATACACAAAGCTTATCGGCCACGTAGCTAATAGGGGTTGTATACACGAACAGAAGAGCAAGGCCAAAGAGCTGGCCGCTGTGTCAGGGATGTGTCTTGCTCAGCCCTATCTGGACTATACTGGGGATGATCAGGCGCAAGGGGAGTTGAAGGTAAAGATTTGGGAATACAACAGTTTCCTTGTCGACCCATATTTCCGCAGTCCAGATATGAGCGATGCTCAGTTTGTCTGGTGTCAAGAGTATATCAGCAAGCAAGAAGCGGAGTCGCGTTTCCCAGAAAACAAAGATCAGATCGTTCCGATGGCGGGATCTCCTCAGCGATATGGATCCTTCTATTTCCTTCCCGAAAACTACAACATGGCGCGTAATGATCTTCTTGTTCTCTCTTACATTTGGTACAAGTGGAAAAAAAAGAAAAAGAAGCTCTACAGCAGAACTAGAAACCAGTTTTTCGACTTTGCGGGTGGTCAAGAAAATGCTGATATGCTTCTTCGGACTATCCCTGATTTCGAGCTTGTTGAGGTAGAAGTCCCTTGTTGGAAATTGGCTGTTGTTCTCAATGATGTGATGATGTTTCAAGGAGAGAATCCACTCGGTTTTGACGGGTGTCCTTTTGTGCCATATTTCTGGAACTATGAGCCGCATCAAAACTACTACGATCTTCGTTGTAGGTCCCTTGTGAGGACGATGAGAGACCCGCAGTTCCTTTTCAATTACAAGGTAATCACCAACAATGACATTGCCGCGGCAACAATTAATGCTGGCTGGAAGCGTAAGGTGGGGGCTGTTGCTAATGAAGATAACTTAAAAAAGGCTGGTCAAGGCTGGGATGTTCTCATTAATGACGGTTTCGAGATGGCGGATGTCGAGAAAATAATCCCTTCAGCTGTTCCACAAAGCGATCTTGAGCTCGGCGAACAGATGCGAAATCTCATTTACGAGACTTCCGGAATTAATGTCGAAAACTGGTCCGGTCAGCAGGACAAGCAGATCTCAAGCCTCACTATGATGATGAAACAGGCGGCGAATCTCTTGGTATTCCAGAAATACTTCGATCAGTGGGACTTTTCCGATAAACTGCTTGGGGAGAGAATGTTGCAGATCGCGCTCAACAATTGGAATGCTGAAAAAGTGGGTCTATACATTGGAGAAGAGCCGTCAGAATATTTCTACAGCAAAGTTTTCTGTAAGTATAAGACGCTTGTTGAAGAGGCCGATCTTACCCCAACCCAGCAAAATCTTCAGGCCCAGCAAATGATGGATATCAACGCGGCTTTTGGTCGAGAAGTTTTCCCTGCATCGATGATTGTTCCAAAGCTGAACATCACTGGAAAAGGAGAAATCATTCCGTTCCTTCAACAACAAGAGATGCAGCAACAACAGATGCAACAGGACGCTTCTCAAGTTCAGAAGATGGTGGAGGATGCGAAGCTCAAAGAGCTTTACAGCAAGGCTACGGCAAACATTGCAATGGCAAGGGAAAGAACAGCAAGATCCGACTCAAACATTGGTTTGCTCGAAGAAAGGCTCTCAGAGATATCTAAGAACCAATCTCTATCTACAAAATCGAAGATGGAATCTCTCGAGAAACTTATGGATGTCATCCAAAGATACGGCGAACTCGAATCTATGCTTAAAATGAACGAAATAGAGTCCCTTAATTATCAAGAGATGATGCGAGAGGATTACGAAAGGGATCAGGCAAAGAGATCGAGTGAAGCCAACAAGTTTCTTCAACAGCTTATGGGACAAGTTCCCGTAGAGCAGATGGCCAATGTTTCTTAGTGCTTGTGTCAATATGTAGACATACGTATAAAAAAGTTTAAAATAGGGAAAACCCTGGAGGAAAATATGTCAGGACGTAGAATTGATGATCATTCTGCTTGGATGGGAAAGGGTAACAAAGACTCTGTCCTTCCAAAGGGTGTTCATGTAAAACAAGAGAAAGACGATGGGATGAAAAACCATCTTTCCGCTTATGAAGACACTACTGAAGCTATCGAGCGTCAGCAGGAAATGGGCGTTAAGAAGATGAAGTCTCATAATCAAAAGCCACTCCATAGGAATTAATATGTCTAAGTCGGGTTTTTTCGACCCCTTGGACAAAACTAAGCCCAAGGCGGGTAAGAGTCCTTTTGATTTCAAAGCTCCTTCATATGATGAGCGATCCAGCTGTTTTATCAGTGCTGGCGAGCATCATGGAGTAGGGCATAAAAACCCTATTGGTCACAATGATGGCGCTAAAAAACATGTTCCTGCGCTTCCTGTTGGACGCGTGAACACGATGAGGATCGATGAAAAAGGGTAAGTCAGTTGCCCATTCAGCTGAGATGAAAAATGCCAACGGTGATTGGCACGTATCTCACACTAACATGGGGATGGGCGACTATTACGGCACGGGAATTCGTGCTAAGCTTGGACGTGTTCGAGATGGGATAGGAGTAAATCCCACACCACCGCATAAGCTAAAAACTCCACCTAAATCCTTAGGATGAGCTTGCGCAGCTTTCATAAAGCGTGCGTTTTCCTCTCTTCTTATATTCGATTAATTCCAGAAGAAGTTCTTTTGCCCTTTCTTCTGACATGTCATCTGGGCTAGCAGCTTCCAGGCCTCTCTTATTGTGTATGAGCTGATCTATTGACCAAGAAGCTATTTCATGCTCGCATAGATGCGACTTCACATATTGGCCCCACAGTTCTTTTGGTGGGATAATCCAGCAAACTTCGAGTATATCGGAAAAAGAAATAGCTCTGAAAAGATAACTATTCGACTGTGCCTCTGGTTTCAGCAATCTTGGCTGCCACAAAAGTCTTTTCGTTACCCCGTCATCAGCTGTTCTCGGATGAGCAAAAATATAAATATAAGAGCTTCTTGATTGGTAGAATAAAGCGTCCTCGTTTTTCTTAAGACAGTCCTCCGCCCCTTGATAAATATTTACTTCTTGATCCTTTTTAAAATGAAGAAGCCTGTCGTGAGCATCTAATCGGTCAATTTTCATCTTGACATTCCTTGTATTCAAATTTTTACTGCGAGAACGTTCGCGTTTAATAAAAATTTGAATACAAGTTTTTGTCAAGGCGAATATAAACCTTTATTCGCTCCCCAGCGTCACGGGGAAAGGATCTTATGACTGAACCAACACAAGCAGTTCAAGAACAACCAAAAGACAATTCAAAAGAGTTTAACTTTAGACAGTTAGAAGCCAAATTTGAGCGCCAGCTAGCACAGGAAAGGGCAGCCCGCCTGGAAGCAGAGCGTTTGGCTCAAGAAGCTATGCAAAAAAAGGCTTCTGTATCCGATGATGACGATGAGGATTCTCCGGATCCCTACATCGACAGAAGACAGTTAAAAAAAACGCTTTCTCGCTTTGGAGAGCAGACTAAACAGGAAACCCAGACAAGTGTGCAAAGAGAGGTTCAGAAGGCTCTTCAAGAGGAAAGACGGAACAATTGGATGAAACAAAATCCGGATTTTATCGGAACTCTAACTCAGTATGCGGAGGAATTCGCTCAAAGAGAGCCAGAATTAGCAGATGCGGTCCTTAAGATTCCTGATGAGTTTGAACGTCAAAAGGCCGTTTACAAGAATATCAAGGCTCTTGGTCTAGATAAACCTGCTCCTAAACAGCCTTCTATTCAAGAAAAAATTGATGCCAATAGACGCAGTCCTTATTATCAGCCTTCTGGGATAGCAAATGCTCCTTATTCTGTTGCCGGTGATTTTTCGGAATCGGGTCAGAAAAACGCGTATCAAAAGATGCAGGAGCTTAAGAAAAATCTTCGTATCTAAAAGGAGAGCGTCATGAAAAAAATACCAGTCCTCATCTCTGTGCTTATATTGGCAGCAGGATGTTGCACAATGAACAAGTTTCTTGGATTAAAAGACGATAATGTTGTAGAAGAGGTTGTCGAAAATGTTATCCAACAAGAGACAGGGCTAGATATTGACCTCACTCCCGACACACCAGAACAAAAAAAATAGCGTCCAGCATCAAATTAACCAATTCCTCGACGATTGGGATTGCGAGACCATGCGAGCCTTCTTGGATCTCGCGATTCCAATCGTCGAGCTCTACGATGTTGATATCGAAGATGACTGGGTAGAACAGACTGTCGGCCCTGAAACTGTAGATACCGTGCGTTTATGTCGCACGGTTTATCTCGTATCCAAGTTCTGCGAGCGCATGTCCGGTAGGATAGCCACAATCAGATCGAAATATCCCCGTATGTGGGAAAAGATGGAAAAAGAGATCGACGGCATGTAAAGCAGCTTTACAGCAAAATGTTGACTTAAAATTTTAACTTTCGTTATTAATCACATTACGCAAGCACAAGCGTTATGTGCACGTCGCGTTAGATAGTGTCGCATCTATCACAAAGATATGATCGAAAAAGAATGTAAGTAAGGTTCATTCGCCGATCATCATATCAACATTGAATCTCAATTTCAGAGGTTTACATGTCGATTACTACGACAGGGAACCTTGGCCCCATGATTTTGCAGTCGCTTGCGCCTGCGATGCTCTATGTGCCAACTCCCACAATGAATTACATCACTGTCTGCGACAAAGTAAGCATGCCTCCTAACGGTGGTACTACTTGCAGATTTATGCGCCCACGCGCGCTACAGCCGCCCACTGTTCAATTGGGTAACTCCGGTATTGATCCCCCAGCACAAGTGCCACAACGCGACATCATTGATGCGCAAATGGCGTTCTTTGGTACTGGATGTATCATTAACGAACAGGTTGAACAAAATGACCTGTATAAATCTTCTCTGATTGACTTGGAAATCGCAGCGTAAAGACGGCGACAACAAGGGGCAAGATATGAATGAAATAACAATTACCCTCGATGATTTGATGAACATTCTTCGGGATTTTGACATAGACATCTGTCAATCTAGACCGATAGAAGTTGTATCTTTCTGTCAGTACATATTTCATAAATATCAGCCTGAACGTAGCAAGCGAGAAGACCCTGAAAAGGGATGCGGTGCTCTGAACACTATGGAAACATAGTGAGTCGGGTGCAATAGGCCTGACCGCCAACAATCTGGGATTTCCGGATAGTTGGTCACAAAAGTAACAGATTTTGATTTTGCAAGACCAGGAAGGCGTCCTAGCTTGGGTGTCAGAGCGTTTAGCTGTGGCAATGCGTCAGGCAGAGGATTTGATCCTTCGCGACTATATCGTATCTGCTGCATCCGACATTAACGCGGGTGGTGGATCGAATGGTGACAACCCAACGAACCTCGGTATTTCCGACTTTTCGTTGGTTGCTACTACACTCGATAAACTTTGTGTCGAGTATAAATCTTTGGTAATTGACTTGGAGTGCCTGGCTGCGTAAGCGGAGGTTAACAAGGCGGAAGGCGTAAGCCGCCGTGAGAGACTAAATCCAAAGACCCAGAAATGGGATGCGATAGTCCGAACCGCAAATATATATGAAATTGCGGAGGTTAGCAGAAATGACTAGCCCGCTTAAATAGATTGGTTAAGATGACGAACTTTTTGATAAATTTCTTCCCTTCCAGAAAAATCTTTGGAAAGGACTTTTTGTCTAAGTTTAATCATCTCTTCGCAAATTGGTTTTTTGTGAACCAAAAAAGGACGAATTCCAATAAGGATGGGATCAATTTGAAGATTTGCAATTCTCCAAAGCATTTGGTTTCTACAATTAGGAAGGTGACTTTTATCCAAAAAATGGAATTGTCCCCCGAATTTTTTGGAAACCCAGTAAAAAAATGGGGATTTAGTGTTATTGCATTGCAATTGTGCTCTATAAACAGGATTTTTACCGTTTTTTTGCATAGTTTTGCTAATGTCAAGACTGCATTCTGCATCTATGAAACCAGCCAAATAGGCAAAATCCATTTGAGAAATATTAGATGTATTTCTGAAAGATTCAATTTCGGATTTGATAGAATTTGGAATAAGATAAGAAGATTTTTTGAGAATTTTCATAGCTTTCAAAAGTTCTTTCTTTTCGGATTCAGATTTAGAATATCTGAATTTAAGAAAAACATCACATTCCTCTTTTTTCTCGATGAGATGAGGTCTAATTCTTGGAAGAAATTTATAGCCTTCTTTGGAAAAAACAAAATGATAAGATGGAACTCTATTTTTTTGTCTCGTTTTTTTTACATGAATAGAACCTTCAAAATGAGATTGGAACCATTCAATGTTATCAATATGAGTAGAAACAATAGAGAAAGTTTCTTGGAAAAATGGAGAAGATTTTATTTCTCCAATACAGAAACATCCATCTCCATCAATATATCCTGCTGCGTAAGCTAACCATGTCTCATTCATGCTAGACAACATAGCATTATGGGTTATTTAAGTCAATAAGTAACAGATCGACAAATAACGCTTATAAATTCATGAGCGGTATTGAAGGTATGGATCGATTCGGTACAGGTCCTGTTCGTTCAGCATATTTCATGCTGTCTTCGACAGAACTTCAGTCCGATTTCGATGCTTTAACAGGTTCTGGATTCTTGTCTCAATGGCAGTATCCTACAAATGCTTCCGCGCTTCCTTCTGAGTACGGTTCTGTTTACAACATCCGTATTCTGACAAGCTCCGAAGCTCCTGTAGCTAGAGGCGTTTCCGCTTTGGGATCCGACGTCTACTACAATACCGTGCTTGGTAAGCAAGCTATCACACATATCAATCAGGATGGTTATTCCATGAACCTGATTTATCGTGATCCTTACTATTCCGGCATGCTCGCCCAGAACGCAACTCTTGCTGTTAAGTTTGCTCAAGCGCAAGCGATTACGCAAGATACTGCGATTCGTAACCTACTAAGTACACGTCTGTACAGTTTGGGGGTATAACATGAGCGAATATAGTAAAATGGCAAAAGGTAACTTTACTTCGACTGGAGCTGCGAAGATTATCAATCTTCCTTTTCAGCCCGACTTTGTGGAGTTCTTCAACTACAGCGCGATTGCAACACCTGCAAACCACGGTGTTCCTTATGCTCGTTGGGATGTCTCAATGGGTCAAGGATATGCTGTAGAGCAGGTATTTAATGCGACCCCTGTTCTTACAACTGACGTTGTAACATCAAATGGTATTTCAACGTTTTCTGCCGGTCAGCTTTTGCAATATGGTCCACAGATTCAAATTTCTGGTATCACAAAAGCAAACCCTGCTGTTGTAACCACAGGAAGCAACCACAATTTAGCCAGTGGCGATGTTGTGATTATGGAAGGTCTTTACCAATCTGCTACAACAGGTATGCAGCAGATCGCAGGTATCGCCTTTACTGTTACGGTAACTGGTGCTACAACATTCACAATTCCATGGAATACAAACCAAAGTAATTATACAGCCCTCTCTGGATCACCCTCAGGTGCATACGTCAGAAAGGTTCTGTATCCTTACTTGTATTTCCCTGGAACTTGTGTAATTAGTGCCATCACAACAGGGACAACAACAACAATTGATACAGCAAGCGCACACAACTTTGTTGTGGGTCAAGAGGTTGCATTCCGCATTCCTTCTGCTTGGGGTACTGTTGAGTTGAATTCCCTACCAAATAGCGTAACCCCAGGATCTCCGATCTATGGATACGTTGTTGCTGTAACGGATTACAACACTGTTGTGGTCAATATCAACTCCAGCTCTTACACAGCCTTTAACAGCAACCAAACATTTGCGAGTTTCCCTGGTCTCACATTCCCGCAAATCGTGGCTGTTGGCGATGTAAACACTGGTGGTGTGGCTATTTCTAGTGGTTCGGCGCTTTATCCGCCTCCACAGTATATGCCAATTGGTACAACTACAGTTAATACCATCAATGGTCCAGCAATCAGAGGCGCATACGTTAACAATACTTCTCAAGGCTTCATAATCGGAGCCGGAGCAGGAACTAACGATGCCTCTTCTGTTCTTGTTGGAGCGAATGGAAACGTCATTTACTGGCGCGCATTTTTGCACGACTTAAATGTTAGTTAAAATTTTAGATATCTGTTGATATTTAAAATTTTCTTCGCAAAGTTAGGGAGGAGAAATCCTCCCTATTAGGAAATATATGACTGTTATTTCGTATCCAATTCCGGTGTATCAAAATCTGCCGATACAGTCTCAGAATTATGAGCCGAGCAGATTCGTGATAAGTGGGATTTCTCTTGGAGCAACGACTACTGTGACAACATCTGTTAATCACAATTATG